GAGCCCGACCTCGAGGCAGCCTGCTCATCCTGCGGCAAGGGCCGCGACGCGGAGGGCTGCGAGGACGCGTACCACAAGAGCCTGGCCCAGCCGGGCATCCAAGCAGACGACCCAGCGCCGGAAGCCCTTGGCGACCCCGGCCCCGAGGCCATCTCGGGCGTCGTGCCCCTCGAAGGCGACACGGAGGTCGCCGCAGTCATCGGCTCCCTCGACCGCATCTCTGGGGAGGTCACCGCGACCCACCTCCAGATGGCCGTCGACATCGCTCGCGCACTCGCGGAGCAGGTCGTCGTCCTCCGGTCGGAGAGGGACTCCGCACTGCGCGCGAAGGACGAAGCCGAGCGGGAGCGTGACAAGGCCATCCGCGGGACGGACCTCATCCTGGCCCAGACCGCGCAGGTCATCAAGGCAGTGGGCGACATGCCCCTCGGACGCAAGACCGTCCTCCGCCAGGAGGCCTCCAAGGTGAGGCACCTGGAGGGCGTCTTCGGGTCCGAGTTCATGCAGATGTTGGAGAAGTGAGATGAGCGAAGAGGCCGAGGGCACGACCCTCGAGTCCCTGCAGCGGTCACTTGACGAGCTCAAGGAGATCGTGGGCAGGTCGGCGGAGACGCCAACCCCGCTCCCGGTGTCGCCTGTGGTGACACAGGGCATCGAGGACGGGTCAACCGCGGCACCATCGCGCGCCATCATGTCCCAAGGGGACATGTACGCGATGCGGCAGATGCTGCGCAACAAGGACATGGGCGAGCTGCACTCGATGTTCGGGATGCAGGCGTCCAAGAGGAACACCGGCATCCCCCTGGAGGCCTGGCTCATGTCAGGCGGGGCCTCGAGGACGTCGGCCTATGAGCACCTCGCGACCTCGGGGGTCAACCCGGAGGTCCAGAAGCTGCTCGACACGGCTGGAGGCGCCGCCCTCATCAGGCAGGACCTCGAGCCCATCCTGTACGAGCTCTACGTCCGCGAGTTCCCCGCTTGGGACCGCATCAGCAAGGAGCCCGCGAACGGCTTGGTGCACACGTACCAGCAGATCACGGCCTTCGGCGGCGCGGTGTTCATGGGCGAGCTCGGGACCGTCACCGACGACACGAGCACGTACGTGCGCGCGACCACCAACATCGCCATCGTGGCGACGAGGCGTGGCGTGTCCCTCAAGAACCAGTACGCCGCCAACCAGTCGGGCTCGGGCTTCAACCCCCTGAACCTCGAGCTGCAGGGCGGACTCCGGGCCATCGCCAAGCGGATGCAGGACCAGATATTCTCCGGTCACAGCACCGACTCTGGTGGCACGGCAGCCAACGAGTTGGGCCTCTACGACGCCAACGCGTTCACGGGCCTGCGCTCGCTCCTGAACTCCGCCCGTGCGGTGAACGTCGACCCGGCCACCAACCCGGACACGACCGGTTCCATCCGGCGTGCCTTGGCTGATGCCGCGACGGCCATCATGCAGGAGGGTGGCGGACAGCCCGGCATCATCTGGGCGAACCCGCTGGACATCGACTCCTTCAGCGAGCAGCAGGAGGAGAAGCAGCGCTGGCCAGGACCGCAGGTCGCGGTCGCGCCCGGTGTCATGGTCGACGGCGTGATGACGTCCTTCGGACGCCTGGGCCTCGGCCCGGTGCCCGGTGACTCCATCGGCAGCTACGTGGCAAGCACCTACGGTGGCAACACCGTGCGTGACATGTACCTGCTGGACGAGTCGAGCGTGTCCCTGCCGTTCCTCGGGTCGGAGGGCCCCACGGTCCTCGACATCCCGATCGGCATCGCGGGTCAACTGACCCACCTGTACATCATCTTCCTGATGGCAGGCCTGGCGGTAAAGGCCCCGGTGTTCAGCAACAAAATCCGCGTCAAGACGGCATAGCACTAAGAACCAAGGCAGGTGCCGTGATGTGCGGCACCTGCCAACCTGACCCGGAGGCCCCATGCTCCCGTACCTGACCCCCGAGCGCTATCGCTCGATGGGCCACGGGACGACGGACCAGACCGACGAGGACCTGCTCTCGATCATCAACCGTGCGTCCTTGGCCGTGGACCGCTACTGCTCAGTCCCGATGGTCCCGACCAGGTACTCCTTCAGGGGAGGCGCGGTGACCGACGAGGACCACCGCTTCCGCCTCGGCGATGGGCTCAGCGATGCCCCGACGAGGACCATCTGGCCGCGCTCGAAGCCCGTGAAGACGGTCACCTCGATGCGCGTCTACGTCACGAACGCCCAGTACGTGGAGTTCTCCACCCCAGAGCTGTTCGTGACCAGGACCAACATCAACATCACCAGCCTGACCCTCACCTCGGTCGGGCTCTTCGGGGCCCTCGCGGTCCCTGTCCTGGGGCTGGCCGAGCCCATCTGCCGTGTCTCCTACACCTACGGCTACGACTTCGACATGGTCGACGAGGTGCTCGCTCCCACGGAGGGGACGACGTTCCGGGCCCAGAACCAGTTCTGGGATGCCGACGCGGTGGTGGTCAAGAAGAACGGCACCATCATCACCACGGGCTTCACCGTCGACAAGGTCGAGGGCACGGTCACGATGACCGCCCAGCAGGCCGAGTCTGACGTCATCACCGCCTCCTACGGCTACAGCCTGCCTGACGAGGTCCCGCAGGCCACGGGCCTGACGGTGGCCAAGTTCATCGGCGACCGCGAGCTTGTGGCCAAGGGCATGTCCGGCGTGCAGGACCTGCAGGTCGGCGAGATACGCATCTCCCGCCCGAACCCGCGCGCCATCTCCTCGAACCAGTCGGTCGACCTGCCCAACGAGGCCAAGCAGCTCCTGTCCGGCCTCCACTTCATGACCATCCGATGACCCTGCTGACTGACGCCCAGATGGCGTCCATCCGCGGCTACGGCAAGTTGGGCATGGTCACCACCATCACCATCACCAGGGCCCTCCCCGTCGACTACGCCGACGACTCCAACCCCTTCGGCTCCCCCGAGCCCGGGGAGCAGACCTACACCACCACCGTCAAGGGCTGGGTGCTCGGGGTCATGGAGAGGGACTTCGACGAGGACGGCAACCGCATCGTGGCCATCCACGACCTCACCATCAGGGTCCCTGTCGGGACGGTTATCGAGGCACGCGACACCTGCGTCATCGACGGCCAGACCTGGACCGTGGTGGAGACGAACACCGAGTACACCTGGCCCGAGTGGACCGTGGCGTACGTCAAGCACGTGGCCTGATGGACGAGCACGTCACCGCCCTGCGGGCACGCATCGAGCGAGGTGCCCTCGAAGGGCTCCGGGCGACCGCCGAGTACGCCCTAGACCGGGCCCGACACCATGCTCCCGTCAGGGCCATCTTCAAGCGCTCGCGCAGGGGTCCTGCCACTCCGGTCGGCTGGCGGACCATGCGGTCGGCGCAGAGGTACGAGGCCTTCCTCCGCTCGCGGACGCGTCGCAAGAGCATGGACATCGAGCGCGGGGCCTCGTACGAGCGGAGGACCGGCGACCTGCTCGGCATGGCCCCCGAGCAGACGAGCGCCGTCAGGGCCGTCTCACGCAATCGGTCCGGGCAGAGGCTTGGCAGGCGTACGACGTTCGCAGGCCATGCCAACACGCTCCTGCCGGTCTTCAGCCGGGGTGGCTATCGGTTCACCGGAGACCTGCGCAGGTTCAACCCGCTGATGGGCGGGATGCTGGGCCAGCTCGAGCCCGTCCCGGTCGTGAGGCAGAGGGGCGGCAGGGTCAGGAGCGTCCCCAACAATCCAAGGCATGGGGTCACCTCATCGGAGGACGAGTCGCCAGGTGGCGTCCTCCAAAGGTCGATGCTGAGCGGTCGCGGCAGATACGAGGTCAAGCATGCGACGTCGCGCGGGCTCTTCGGCAACAGGGTGGGCGGGAAGCTGCGCGGCGAGCTTCGCATCAGGGGCCCGGAGAGGCACAGCGGCTCGTGGTGGATGTACGTCGAGTCGCCCACCGAGTACGCGCCGTACCAAGAGTTCGGCACGTCCCACAACCGGCCCCAGCCCTTCCTGCGGCCGGCACTATATGAGAGCAGGAACGTCCTGCGCTTCGAGGTCCGCAAGGCCATCGACCCCCGGTTCAACACGCTCCCGGAGTGAGAGATGGCCTACCTGTCCTCGCAGAACATCTGGCGGGCCTTCGTGGCCCAGCTCAGGTCCAACGCGACCCTTCGAGCCGCACTAACAGGCGGCATCCACGAAGGCATCGCAGCCGACGCGGCCCCCTATCCCCTGCTCGTGTGGATGCCCGTGGTGCCCGGTGTCAAGGAGGACACCTGGAACTCGCGCATCATCGTCGCGCTCGGGGACGCGGTGGTCGTGTCGAGGTCATCGGTCGAGGCCAACAACCTCGACCAGCTCGTGCTCGAGACGCTCGACGAGGCGTCGCTAGGAGTCATCGGGCAGTCATCCCTCATCTGCCATCGGGTCGCGGACATCCGTCTGACCGACTCCGACGAGGAGGGGCGCAGGTTGTATCGCGCCGGGGGCTCGTACGAGATATGGACGAGCCAGGTCGAGGGCGTCCGGGAACACCGGTTCGCCGCCGACGCCGTCATCGCCTAGTGCAGATAGGAGTGCCTGAACAACATGGCAGCCAACGCCGGAACCAAACTTCACGGTAAGAACGGAGCGCTCTACGTGAACGGGCCAAAGGGCTCGGGCACGAAGGTCGCGGTCAAGGCCCAGTGGGACCTGACCCTCGCAAGGGACTACGTCGAGGTGACCACGTTCGGTGACACGAACAAGGAGTACCTCGCAGGGCTCAAGGACGTCTCGGGCACCTTCAACGGGCTGCTCGACGTCTCGGGCGACCTGATGGTCAACAACGCGGGCATCGACGACGTGCCGCTGTACCTGTATGCCGATGACGGTGCCGCACCCATCCTGGTGGCATCGGGACCGGCGCTCATCGACGCCAGCATCACCGCCAGCAACGCGGACGCCGTCCGCTGCAGCGGCAACTTCCGGGCCTCTGGCGCCTGGGCGGTCTTCAGCGCCGGCACCCTGTAACCTGTAGCCTTGTCGGGAGGGCGACCGCCCTCCTTACGAGGCACGGATGACCAAGGGTCTGTTCCAGCGCATCTCCGGCAAGCAGGGAGAGGTGCGCATCGCATCGCTCGGCGTCCTCGTAGGGACGTTCTCGAGCTGGTCGCTGACGCGGCGTGGAGACGACGGTCCAAGGGAGGACTTGTACGATCTCCACGCCGCCTTTTCTTATGTCAACCCACATGCGTGGTCGGACCCCGACTACGAGAAGACCATCACCATCAACATCGGCCACGACACCTTCCGCCTCGAGCAGGAGGAGGGCTTCGCGTCATCCCTCGAGGGACGTGAGAGGCTGCAGATGCAAGGAGTCAGGCTATGCCAGTGAAGCCGCCCGTAGAGCCGACCATCGAGAGCATGGACGGAGAGTTCAAGGTCGTCACCGCCACGATGCGCGGCATCCGGTACGTGCTGCGCGAGCTGCCGGCCGACGAGTACGAGAAGTGCCTCAAGCTGGCGCAGGACCCGCAGACCAAGGAGCTCGACAACTCCGCGATGCTGCGGTTCATGCTCGACAAGGGCGCCCTGGTGGAGCCCAAGCTCACGACCACGGAGCTGTGGAAGAAGCCCTACCCAGTCATCCGCAAGCTCAACGACATCGTCGACCTGCTCCACTTCACGCCCCTCGAGACCGAGGAGGAGGAACAGGAAGATGGCAAGGGGGAAGCAAGGGGCTGACCTGGACCTTCCAGGACGTGTGCGGACGCATCGCGCATGAGTGGCCCGCCTACACCCCCTCACAGGTAGCCAAGCTCCCCTTCACGCACTACCGGGCCTTGCGAGCCCTGCTGCTCCGGGCGCACCATGTGCCAGACAGGGACGAGACGACCAGTGATGGCCTCAAGGTGATAGACATGGACGAGATGCTCGGGATCGGAGGGAAGGATGCCGCCTAGCCGCCGCGGGACCATCGACTCCATCAAGGTCGGCCTCGGGGTCGACATGGGCCAGCTCGACAAGGACATGGCGGGCCTTGGCAAGTCCCTCGACCGCACGTTCGAGGTGCACCCCAAGATCGTCGTGCCCACCGATGCTGCCATCAGGACATGGCTGCGCGAGGTCAAGACCAAGGTCGCCGCGTCCAAGATAGGCGTGCCAGTCCCCGTGACGTTCGACTCGCCTGCCGCCATCAAGGCCTTCGGGGACGTCATGACCAAGGTCCAGGCCGAGGTCCGTCCCATCGTCGTGCCGGTCCACTACCGGAAGGAGGCTAGTGCGACCCTGCCGTCGTTCGGCGGCCCGAGCGTAACCACGCTCCCTGGTGGCGGCCCACCACCGGTCGTGGCTCCGGTCAAGGGACGTCGCGGGCAGTCCAAGGTCACGCCTGCTGCCCCGGTCGCGTCGACGGCAGCAGGTGCGGTGGCCACGGGCGCCATCATCGCGAACAGCCCGGACGTGGGTGGCGGCAACGTGCGCAGGTTGGCCATGGTCCCCCCGAAGCCGGTGACCCGGAAGCCAGCGTGGGAGGGTTACGACCAGGACCCTCGAGGCAGGACCATACGCCCGACGCGGGACCAGGCCGTAGTCGGGGCGGACTTCGAGAAGGGCAACCGCATCCTATCCGCGTTCCAGGTGGATGACTACAACGCCATCGACGAGCTGGTACCCGGCTTGGGGACGGCGGCCAAGGCCAAGAGCCCAGGCCAGATGCAAAAGGCATACGCCCTCGCCATGGGGAAGAGCGTCAAGGGCCGCTCACGGGCCATGAGCAACCTCAGGCGGTTCAACGCGGCCTCGAGGAGGAACGTCGCGGGCCCGTTCGTGGCCCGAGACCAGCCGGCTGCACTAGGACTCTCGGGTGTCGACTTCGAGAGCGTGGACGATGGGTCGCTCGCCTCACAGGACCCGCTCGGCTTCGCAGTCTCGTCCATCATGGGCGCCCTCAACTCTGCCAGCAAGCCAACCCTGATGAAGGCCGGCGGTCCGACGATGTCAGCCGGTGGGCGTGCTGGGCCTACAGGCAGCGGCGCAGGGCCAAGACGTGGCCCGAGGTCGTTCGAGCCACCGCCTCCCACGACCTTCGGGGAACTCGACTTGGCAGCG